GCGGCGACGGGCTGGCGCTCGTCTTGACCTGGTGCCGGGCGGCGCGGCGCACGTAGGCGCCGGCACGGCGCAGGGCGCCGAGCGAGCCCCGCAGCACGGCGGCCGCGAGACCGCGCGCGTCAAACGAGAGTCTCGCCTTCATGGCGTTCGACCGTTCGGAACGAGAGTACGGCGACGCCCGTGAACTGCCGCTTCTCCCGGAACTGCTCCGGGGAGTAGATGGGGTCGTAGGACGCCTTCACGCAGGAACACCCGGCAAGATGCTTGCCGAGGAAGTGCCGCCCGATGCCGCGCACGACGCCCGTGAGGTGCGGCAGTTCGTCCTCGGTGGTTTTCTTGAGGACGCCGACGGATACCTTGTAGAGGGCGCCGATGGAATCGCGGGTGGAGAGTTCGTCCTCGATGCCGGTCGGCACGACGACGACGCGCATCTGCGAGAGTTCGGCGAGCTTGAATTCGGGCAGGTAACACACGGTCGCCCCGTACCGGGAGAGCTCGGCGGCAACGGCTCCGGCCAGTTCGTCGAGCCTACCCATGCTTCAGGAACTCCATGAGGAGCAGGCCGAGAGCGGACACGAGCGAAAGCACGGCCGCGCCGGTGGCGGTGAGCAGGGTGCGCTGCATCTGCTGGGCCGGAACGCAGGGCGGATGGTGGTGTTCTCCGTCGCGGAAATGCATGGTTATCATACCCCTGAGTTCCGCGATGTCCATACGGCAGCGGTTGACAGATTCGTAGATGGAGTCTTCGTGTTCGGGCATGGTGTCATTCCTCCGAGACGCACTTGGTGTGGATGCGATAGACCTGGTGGTACGGGTCGCTCCACCGCCAGACGGGCTCGCCGCCCGGCGCCATCACCTCGTAGGTGCGGCCGTCGTAGGCGATGGTGTCGCCGGCGGCGGGCTCGCGGTCGAGGTTGTTCCTGCCGATCAGAAAGTCGCGGGTCTGCGTCCTCACGAACGCGCCGCTCTCGTTGGTCTGCTTGAACACGGTTCTTCCGACGATGGCGTTGACGGACGCCGGCGCCCGGCCGGGCCGGTGGTAGACCACCGGCTCGACCAGGGTCGAGAACTCCGCGTCGCGCAGCCAGTCGATGGCTTGGCGGAGCAGGTTCATGGGAAACTTGGAACTTGTGCGGGAGCGCCGGGGCTGGCCCGGCGCCCCCGCAGGCGGTTAGTGGCCAAGGAGGAACCGGACGGTGAGCGCGTTCGCGGGAGCGTCCGCGACGGCGACGCCGATGGGGATCTTGGCGGGAGCGTCCCCGCCGGCCCCGGAGTCCCCGCCGGTGGTGGCCTGGGCGGCCGAGACCGTGCCGGTGGCCGGGTCGTAGGCGACGGCCGCGCCCGCGGCGATTTCCTCGCCTTCGGGCTTGGGCGCCTCGTAGACGCCGGTGAGGGCGATGGCGCCGAGCTGGCCGGCCTTGATGTCGAGCTTGGTGATGCCGACGAGGTCGCCGATCTTCACCGGGGTGCCGGCGGGCGTGTCGGTTTCGGGGGTGTAGTCGAGAATGTCCCCGCGCTGAACGTAGGTGATCATGAGAATTCGGGCGCGTCCCAACGCCGCGTTCGCGGCTTGGGACGCTTGGTTGAGGGTTGTTCGAAAGTTCGAAGGTTGGAAAGTCCGCATTCGCGATCCGAAGGCCGAGCCGCGAAGCGGCGAGCTTTCGGCCGTCGCCGCCCGGTCGCGAACGCGGCCGGGCGAGCGAGGGACGGCTAGTTGGCGGCTCCGGTCGCCTTGACCATCCCGCGATGGTCCTGCTCCCTCACCCCGACGTCGAAGTACACGCGGAACCAGATGCCCAGCGTGTTGAAGTCGGTGTCGCCGCGTTCGACCGTCGGGGCGCGCTTGCCCTTGAGGTAGCCGATCTCGAACGTGTCCACCGTCCCCGGCTGCCCGAAGAGGTACCACGCCGTCTCGGAGGCGCCTTCGTACTTGGCGTTGGCGAGGTAGGGCGAGGAGACGACCTCGAGGTTCTCGTCGGAGAGGATGTTCAGGGCCGGCCGCAGGGTCGGGCTCTCGGCGCCGGACATGATGAGGGTCGTGCCGCGCGTGAGCTCGAGCGCCTGGTGCTTGAGGGCGGTCGGGACGAGCAGGATGCGGGGCTCGACCGCGATGGGCTGGCCGTCCGCGTCCACCTGGTCCAAGAAGAGCTGGATCGCCTTCTTGAGCGAGTCCGCGCCGAGCGCCGACGTCGCGCCGGAAAGCAGGTTCTTGTGCTGCTTGCCGAAGAGCGGGTTGCCGTCGAGCTGGGCGGGGTTCGCGAGGAGCCTGCGGAAGAAGAGCTGGTCGATCAGGCGGGCGGCGCGGTTGCCCATCGCCACCGGGACCTTGAGGAACGCCCCGAGGTCGTCGTTGATGACCATCTTGCGCGTGAGGCAGAACTTCTTGGCGTAGGTGTCGATCTGGTTGCGCGCCGGCTCCTCCGTGAGCCCGCCCTCTTTGATCTCGCCGTCCGCGGCGACCGGCTGCAGGTCGCCCACGTCGGTGAGACGGAACCGGTCCGACTCCTTGAAGTCGTTCAGATCGCCTTCGGTGCAGAGCTTCGTGGCGATCACGGGCTGCGCGCGGTAGGACTGCAGGAGTTTCTTGTTGGCCACGTTCCCGAGAATGCCGGGCAACGACACCGTGGAGAACGCCGCCTTGATGGCCTCGTTGTCCATCGCGCGGGGGACGGACTTGCCCTCGATGCGGAGGCACTCGGCGAGGAGGCCGCGCAGCGGGAGGTCGCGGTCGGGCATGGCGGCCTCGGCCACCTGCTCGCCGTAGTCCTTCGCGACGACGTCCTCGGAGATGCCGGCGCGGAGGCACACGGCCGCCTCGAGGGTCTTGCGGTCGGGGCGGGCCTCGGCCTTCACGATGACGTTGGGGGCGGCGACCGGCTCGCGCTGCCGGAACGCGGCGAGGACCGCGGCCGTGGTGCGGTTGAGGTCCCAGCCCTCGTCGACGGCCTTCGCCTCGAGGTCCGGGAACTCGCCGGCGCAGACCTTGCGGATCTCGGCCACGCGGCCGCGTTCGGCCTTGATGGCCTCCTGGGCGGCGAGCGCCGGGTCGGGGGCCGGGGCGGGCGGCATGGCCGCCTCCACGGGCTTGGTGTCGGAATCGGGCCGCGTTGACGGCCGCCTCGACGGGCTTGGTTTCGGGTTCGTTCTTCATGCTTTGGATGTTTCCGGTGAGGTTCAGGGTGGCCGTGACGTTCATTTTCGTGTTACGATCCGCCCCGACCGCGACCACGGACACTTCGCGCAGGGTGGACTTGGTGATGTGGTAGAACGGCGCTTCGTGTTCGACGCCGTTGACGGTGCGGGTGCCTTTCTCCACCAGCTCCGAGGATTCGACCTCGGCGCCGATGGAGAGCTGCCAGGCGGCACCGGCCTTCGCCTGCGAAACGATGGCGTCGGCGACCTCGCCGTCCGCCACGATCTCGCCTTCGACGGCAAGGTGGCCTTCGACGGGCTTGGCGCGCACCACGCCGACGCGGCCGAGCGTGTGGTTCTCGTGGTCGGCGAGGAGCGGGACCTCCTCCGGCACCGTCATGCCGGCGAGGTCGACCACGACCGGCTTGGGCCAGCCCCAGAGCGTCATCTTCCCGCCGCCGTAGGCGACGCCGGACACTTTGGGGTGCTTGCCGCCGGCGGAGGCGGCCGTGATTTCGAGGAACTCACTCGTCCCCGGTGGAGTCTTGTTCATGCGTGGGTTGGTTCCCGTATTGGAGTTCGTGGCCGCTCTTGAGGCCGAGTTCTTTCTTGAGTTCGCGCTCGCGGGCGAGCTGCCGCAGCTCGACTTCCCAGTCCTTCCCCTGCCGTGCGTATTCCGCGGCGAGGGTCGTGGTGAGGGAGGAGAGGCGTGTCGCCTGGGCGGAGGCTTCCTTGTTGGGGTCCACGTGTTCGGCGCCATCCCAGAACCACGTGTGCTTGCAGTCGCACTCGTCCACGGTCGTGCCGGTCGAGAGCGACCACTCCCGAAGCCATCGGGCGAACTCGCGGTCGAGCAGCGTGCGCTCGATGTAGGAGCGCTCGACCGTGATCGACTTGTAGTAGGTCTGGTGGTCGAGCCGCCCGGAGGCGTAGTTGTAGCCCGAGCTGTTGCCGGCTGCGATGTTGTAGGGGATGTTCAAACACCTTGCGATCTCGTTCAGGATCTCGCGTTTGAAGTCCCCGTAGCTCGTGGCGGGCTGCTTGGGGTCGAGCTGCGACATCTTCCAGCCGCCCGGGATCGTGAGCAGCATGTTCCTCTCGAGCTGGATCGTGTCCATCGGGTCGACGTCGGCCGCCTCGCCGTTCGCCGGGGCGTCCGTGTAGAGGATGCCGGCGAAGTCGGCGGCGGCCTCCGCGGCGGCGACGACGGCCAAGGTATAGCGGCGCAGGTTGGCGAAGAGGGGGAGCGCCGGGGTGATCTCCGGCACTCCTCTGTGCTGCCCGGGGCGATCCTCCCGGAACAGATGCACGATATGGCGCGCGTCGACGTCCCTCGCTGCGTTCAGGAAGGCGGCCTCGCCGCCGGGGTGATATCGCAGAATCCGGTAGGATCGGGGGTTGCCGAAGGCGTCCAGCGTGATGCCGTCGATGCAGTTCGGATCGGTGTTGAATCTGTCTTCCGTAACCCGGTCGGCTTCGATCAGCTGCAGGTCGAGCGTCACGCTCGGATCGCTCAGGTTGGGGTTGTTGGCCAGAAGGACGAAGGCTTCTCCGTCCTGGCACCTTGCCATCCGCAGGGTGCGGAGCTTCTCGGCGAGATGCACCGCTTTCTCCCAGCGCCCCCAGTCGTGCTCGATTCGTCGGTTGAGGTCGTCGCTGCCCGTGAGCATTTGCAGCCGCGGGCCGGTGCCGACCGCGTCATTCGCCAGGGTGAGCACGATGCCCTTGGCGTAGGAGTTGTTGGCGACTTCGTAGCGCGCGCGGGTGCGAAGAATCTGCCGCACCGAGGCGTCCGCCTCGGCATCGGCCGAGAGGAAGTCGGCGAACGACCAGTGCTTGGCGTTGTCGCCCGTGGTCTGCGCGGCGTCGTAGCGGCCGCGCGCGTAGCCGCGCGAGTAGGCGTTCTTGAAGACGTCGTTCCGGTTCGGCTTCGGATCGCGCTTTCCCTTGAGGAATCCTAGCATGGTCCGCCTCCTGCCCGCATCTTCGTGATGCGGATGCCGTGGCGGCTGCGGTCCGCGGGGGCGGCGGCCTCCTCGGACGCGAGATACTTCTCGAGGGCGAGCTGTTCGGAGAGGGAATGGTTCGACATCTCCTGCCCGTCGACCGAGGCCGACTTGGGCTGGTCCGCGAGCCGGCGGAGCCGTTCGATTCGCGTCCTGCTCGTCATGGTGGTGAATGGTGTTGAACGTGAAGAGGCGGCCGGTGCGGCGTGCACGCCGCTCGTGCCCCCGGCCGGGCATCCACGCATCCAATGGGCATTGCCGGTAAAAGGAGCGAAAACCCGGCAGGAGGCCCGCGTGGAACGACATTGGTTGCGGGAGCCGGAGTCGAACCGGCGGCCCGGGGGCATGAACCCCGGATGCTACCGTTGCACCATCCCGCGCTTGCAATCCACTTATTCGTCGTCGGGACGCGATTTGGTCCGAGGGGTCGGCGGATTCTTCGCTACGGCGAAAGGCGGCCCGGGCGTCGACTCCGGTCGACGCCCCGCGTGGATGCGGCA